CGGTAACCGCCGGGACGGTCTCCGACAAGACCGGATATTCGCTCACCCAAGCGTTCCCGACGAACTTCTCGAGCCTGGCGATTACGGCTGGCGGTGCTGTTACCGCTGGCACCGTTTCGGACAAAACGGGCTACTCGCTCACGCAGACGTTCCCGACAAACTTCTCGAGCCTGGCGATCACGGCTGGTGGCATCGTTACCGCCAACACGACGCAGCTCGCTGGTCAGACGGTCACCGCCGCGGCTGGCGTCACGTTCCCCAGCTCGGTCTCGAGCCTCACCGCGGCCAACGTCTGGCAGACCGATATCAGCGGGTACACGACGGCGGGTTACGCCGGGACGTACCTCAAGGGCGCGGGATCGAGCGGAGACCCATGGTCCACGGCGATACCGGGGTCGTATGGCGTCGGCACCGCGGGCTACATTGTCGGCAATAACCTCAACGCCTCGATCACCAGCCGCATGGCCTCCTACACTCAGCCGACGGGTTTCCTTACCGCAACGTTCCCGAGCACGGTGGCATCGACGACCAACATCACCTCCGCGACCGGCATCACGCTGGCGGCGGTGACGCATACCGGCGCGACGATCCCGACGGTGACCACGGTCACCAACGCGGTGACGGCTGGCACGGTCTCGGACAAGACCGGCTACAGCCTCAGCGGTTCGCAGACATTCTCAACCACGGGATCGGTCGGCTCGGTCACTGGCGCGGTGGGATCGGTCACCGGAGCGGTCGGATCGGTCACCGGCGCGGTGACGGTCGGGACGATCAACGCCAACGTGATCACCGCGGCGTCCATCGCCACCAACGCGATCGATGCGGATGCTATCGCCGCGGATGCGGTGACGGAGATTCAGTCCGGCCTTTCGACCCTCACCGCGACCGGCGTCGAAAACGCGGTCTGGGATGCGGCTCTGACGTCCCATACGGGTGCGTCCAGCTATGGTGGCCGGATTGTCCGCACGGACGGCACAAACGGCAACGAAGTCAAGCTGACGGCGGCGCACCATATCGCGGCCGATATCCACGAGGTCCAGCCCGCAACGTTCGCCGACGCGGACTGGGCGGCTGGATCGACCTACGCCAAGCTTGCGACGCTCATCGAGGCCGACACGCCATCCGGCTACCGTTACACAGCGCAAGCCCTCGAGCAAGCTCCTGCTGGTGGTGGCGGTGGTGGAGGGTCCACGACGGTCCGCATGGGGCCGTTCACGGTCAAGGCCGATGGCGGTGGAGCGGATCAGCCGCTCGACCTCCAAAAGGGCGCGACGCACGGTATCGACTGCACATTGGTGGACGGCACCGGGACCGGCGTGGACCTTACCGGCGCGACGCTATCGGCCAAGGTCTACAATTCGGCCGGGACGCTGGTGGAGACGCTGACAGGCACCGCGACGTACGCCGCCGGAGGATCGCTCACGTGGACGATCAGCACCACGACGACGAACACGGCCGGGACCTATACCGCGACGATCACCAGGACGACGGGAGCCTCGGACACGCAGGTATTCGGTCCGCTCCGCATCTATGTGAGGGAGGTCTGAGATGGCTGCGATCGTTGATCTTTACGAGGACCCGGAGGAAGTCCAGCAGACCTCCGCCTGGACGGGCGATTGGCACGTCTACGTCGTTCGTCTGGTCGACGAGAACGGATCGCCGATCGACATCACGACCGGGACCCTCGGGGCGACGTTCACCAACATCGCCACGGGCTCGGCGTATTCGTTCGGAGCCGGAACGGTGACGCTCACGAAGCAATACTCGGCCCAGGGGATCGTCTCGGTGCTCAATCCCGCGGCGTATCCCTCGGCCGCGGTGGTTCGCCTCACGCTATCGTTAACGGTCGGATCGGTGGTTCGCCGATTCGGCCCGCTCGAGATCAAGGTGCTCGCGCCGTGATCCGGCTTGGCGTCGATGTCAGGCTCTACAACCTTCGCCGGTATCAGGAGAACCTCGACAAGCTCGAGATAGTGGTTGGTTCGACCGCAGCAAACATCGCAGGCGATGCCGCAACATCTATCGAGGTGTCCAGCGGCCAATGGAAACCATATCAGCGTGGCGATAAGGTCCATTGGTCGGCACCGCCAGGAACACCACCAAACCGCGATACCGGCTATCTTGCGAATAACATCAAGGCTTATCGGATCAACGGCTCAACATACGAGATAAAGGTACACGCGGAATATGGTATTCCGCTTGAGATCGGGCATATCACCGAAGCCGGCCACCATGTACCAGCCAGGCCATTCCTCGTTCCCGCGGTGCGCCGCCACGAGAAAGCGTTCATCAAAGCGGTTCGATCGATTCTTTACGGGAGGATGTGATGGCATTCGAGGCCGGCGTGATCGAGGGATGGATTTACACGACCCTCACGGGCGATGCCACGCTCGACGATCTCCTCGCGGTGGACAACCTGCCCGCGAACTATCAGCAGGGCGTCTACAATACGGTGGCACCCGAGATCGATGCGGTATCGGGCAAGCCTCCGAAGTTCCCCTATATCGTCTTCAGCGCGAACGGATCAGGCCAGGACGAAGCACCGCTCTGCGGTTCGCGGGCGTTTGCCAGGCCGAGCTTCCGGCTGGTGGTATGGGATAATCAGAGCGGAAGCATCTCGATGCTTCGGGCGCAACAGATCATGGACCGCGTGGATACGCTGCTGGACAACCAGACGGTGACCAGCACGAGCCCGCGGTTTTACTTCAGGCGTTCGAGCACCGCGGAGACCTTCGCACTCAATACCGGAGGACGCACCGATATCGGCGTGACGGCGGTCTACGACGCGATCACGCAATCGTAAGGATAACAGCCCATGCCATTCACACGAACTGCCGCCTTGATCGGCGAAAACTGCACCGTCACCATCGCCTTCGGTGGTGCTCAGGATGGATCGCCGTCCGCGTTCACGGCCGAAACATATACTTGTCTGGCCCGCACCGCCCGCGTGTCCACGACTACCGCCACGGTCGATGTCTCCGCGCTTTGCGACACGACCTCCAAGGCTCAGACCACGAAGAGTTCAGGTACGCTCGACCTCGAGCTTCTGGTGGATTCGGTCGTCGGTCCGATCTGTTCCCTCAAGGAAGGCTACTATATCCAAGTGGTCCTCACGCTCGGCGGCTTGACCTCCTCGATCAAGACTTACGTCGGCGTAGTGACGGGCTGGGGCCTTTCCGCGGCGAACTCCGAAGCGGTTGTCGAGAACGTCACCGTGACGCTCGGTGCCAACGGCGTGGCGACTGCCTGGGCCTAATGCTTAAATCCCTCTCCAACATCGCGAAGGACCCCGATCTCGGGGTCCTCGCAATCGATCTCTCGGACGTTGCAGGGGAAGGCGCGATCTTCCGGTTCCGCGAACCGAAGGCGGCGGACATCTTCCCAGATGCGAAGGAACTCGGTGCGATGCGGGTGGCATTCCCCGAGTTCCCCGATCCGATGCTCTACCAAATCTACCTGATCTCGCGAACCTACCTTCCGGGACCGGACGACGACGGTGAGAGCCCGATGCGGGCATTCGGCAACCTGGCGCGGGCGTCGAAGGCGGTCTTCTTCCGGATCGTCGGAGATTACACGGCGAAGTTCCCGCTCGATGCGTTCGAGGCCAAGGTCGACGAAGCAAAAAACGACTCCGCGGAGTAGCAGGGCAGGTCCTCTGGTACTCCGTCAAGTATCTGCACCGCCACCCGAGCGAACTCGACCTTACGATTGACCAGATCGCCGAAGTGGCGATTGTTGGGCGGCAGATCGAGGAGAATCAAATCGAGGCCATGTCGGCCATCGGAGGCATCGGATGACGGTTGCGGAACTCACGGCTCGGGTCAGCGTTGTCGGTACGGAACCGGCCAAACGCGCCCTCGAAGGCCTTGGCAAATCGGCGAGGTCTTTCGGCGAGGCGATCCGCTCCGCGGCCGACGCGACCCGCCTTCTAGAGATCGCCACCAACGCGCTCACCAAGATATCCGGCATCGAGGCCGCGATGTCCTATGACGCCCAGGTGCGCGGTCTGGCGGCGTATCAGAAGAACGCGAAGGACCTTGAAGCGCAGCTCGCGCGTCTCATCGATATCGCGAAGCTTCCCGGCCTTGGTCTCCCCGAAGTGGCGCAAGGCGTCCTATCGCTCGAGGCGGCTGGTTTGTCGGCTCAAATGAGCGAACGGGCGATCAAGGCATTCGGCAATGCATTGGCCCTCGCCGGCCGCGGCAAGGCCGAGCTCGACGGTGTCATCCTTGCGCTCGGGCAGATCGCCTCGAAGGGCAAGATTTCCGCGGAAGAGATCAACCAGATGGCCGAGCGCGTGCCGCAGATTCGCCAGGCATTGCAGAAGGCGTTCGGAACATCGAGCACCGAAGCGATCCAGAAGATGGGTATTTCCGCGAACGAGGCGATCGGCAAGATCATCGCCGCGATGGAGGAACTTCCGAAGGCCACGACCGGCTTCCGCGTCACCTTCGAGAACCTCGGAGATGCGTTCAACGCGATGGTGCGACCGATCGGCCGCGGACTGCTCGACATTTTCCAGGCATCGAGCGACACCGGTGGACGGCTGATCGATACGCTCACCAGGATGACAACGGCGATCGGCGAGGTTCTTTCGGCTGTTGCCAAAAGCGGCGCGGTCCAAGAGATGTTCTCGACCATGTTCGATTCAGCGATGCAATTCGGGAAGGGATGGCAGGTTGGCCTTGCGAATGCGATCGGCGCGACGATGGCCTTCGTTGGCAACGTGCCGAGCCTCTGGCGGGCGATGGTGGCCGACCTCGAAGGTTTCTGGTCGACCTTTACCGAGAACCTTGGAATCGGTTTTCGGAACACGTTGCGGGATATGGTTGGATCGACCGCGACCGCGGTGGCGGATATCGCATCGCTCCTCGGTCTGAAGGGCATTGCAGCGAATATCACGACGGCGATGGCACCCGAGGAGAGACGATCCTATACCGCGAATACCCAAGGCGCGGTTGCGAACATGATCTTGCAGATGATGTCGTTCCAGAAGGGGATCATTTCAAACCTCGGTCCGCAAGGGTTGCCCCAAGGTTTGATAACCGGTGGTGGCGCGGCAACGAAGGCAGGAGCCGCCGCGGCGGATGCGGACAAGAAGGCCAAGGACACGCAGAAGACATTGCAGCGGATCGAATCGAATACCAGGCGATCCGCGGATGCGCTCGATCTCCGCACCCAGACGATCGGCGGTGGACAACTCGGACGGCTCGGTGTAACCGGGACCGAGCTCGCCGGCATGGGTGTTCGAACGCAGAACGAGATATCCCGCGCCAAGCCGATATCCTCCGATACGATGGTCACCAGAGGCATCAAGCAGATGATCCAGAACAACCTCTCCTTCGCCGTGAACGGCGGTAGAAGCCTCCCGGTGCGCTGATGTCGAGGCGTGTTCGTGTTCTGATCGATGTTCCCGAGCCGCGCCCGGTGAAGGGACGCCTCGCCGTTGGCGCGGATGGTTCGACCTGGGACTTCAAACCGGGCACCACGGTCTCGAACGTCTGGATCGATCCTTGCACCAGTACGGCCATGCTGGCCCCTCTGCCGGTCACCAGCGCATGGGCGACGACATTCACGGGCAACTACGCCAGGCTGAGCTATTCGGACTTCACCGGAACCGACATCACCAAGTGGGAAGGATTCGCCGTCTCGAAGAACGCGTCCGATACCGCGGTGCGGATGAAGGACACGACCACAAACAAGATCGAGACCACGGCGACCTACTCCCGCAACACGCCGTTCTGGTTCCGGTATTACCGGAATCAGGTGCAGGATTCTAGCGATGATCCGTTCCTGGTTGTTCAGTACAACGACGGGGCCGGCGGGTCCGCGCCGGACAACTTCTCGGTGCAGATCAAGTTCCGAGCGAATGGCTCCATCTCGGTCTTCAAGAACGGGACGCTCGAGGCGACGTACGATCGGAGCGGATCGAACTTCAGTTCGGCGAGGGCCTACACCTCGATCTTCAATCCCGCGAAGAAGTGGGTGAACGTGATGATCATCCCGTTCCGCACTCGCGAGCTCCTGATCTGGACCGACAACGGAACGTGCTGCGTCCACACATTCGAGGGTTTGTCCTATCCAAACGATCCCGCAGCGAATCCAATCGTCCCGGCCGGGAAGCTCTCGTTCGTGGTTCCAACCGGCAAGCTTGCCTTGCAGGTGGCTCGTCTCTACTTCGAGACGACTGGTTACATCATGGGTGCCACGAAAACGTTTCGGTACGCTCCGACGTCTGGCGAATGGACAACGCCATCAACGCAGGTTTACTCGGACAACTTCGGAACTGGCGGATCGAATCCGACCCTCACGACCACGGTGGTCGACGCGACATCTCCTTGGGCCACGTTCGCCGGGAATGGCACAAAGACCGATGTGCGAATCAAGGTGGCGTGGTCCGGATCGAGCGGCGGATGCAACACCGGCGTTTACTGCGCCGACGCCTGGGTGGATCAAACCGCCAGCTCGACGTATGACGGCACGATCGACATCACGACCGCGGTGCAGAGCATGAGCCTATCAACCGGCGAGGATGGGCGCACGAGCCTCGATATGACCTGCCGGATCAAGCCTATGATCGATCTCGCCGTTCCGAAGATCAGTCAAACCGGCGACCGTCCGATCGCGATTCAGATCAGCAGCCCGAAAACGGGTGCGCTCTGGGTGGACCTGTTCCGCGGTACGCTCGGGCCTCCCGAGATCATCTACGAGCCGTCATCGGATGCATACACGAACGGCACGTTCAGGTTCCAGGGCGTCGACCGCTTCGGCGATTTCGACGTCACCATGTTCCCCGAGGCGGTTCCAAACGACAACAACACCATTGCCCAGTTCTTCGACAAGGTCTTCCCGGTTGCCGGCTACTCGACCGCCACATACCTTTCCTCGAACTATTCGAGCACGTTCACGGTGCCATTCTCGGCCGACATCAGCCGCGGGAATTACGCCATGGTTCCCAAGCGTGGCGACTACGCCGGCGGATACATCAACGCCTTCCGCGACGAATACTTTGCGACCTGGTATCTGGGATGGCGTCCAACCTCGGCAACCAGTCCGACCGGCGGTTACAAGTTCCAAGTCTCCGATCCGGCATCGGTCGGCACCACGTCGTGCATGACGATCTACCAGCGGATGGAGGATGCGGACGCCTGGGGAGGTTACCCGTACTACCTCGCGTCCACGAAGACGATTCGTGGGCTTCGGCGATATTACGAGTCTCCCGAGGCGAATCAGGTCACCGTGGTGGGGCAGGACCCGAAGACGAACAAACTGCTGGTGAAGACGACGATCGACACCGCATCCCAGACGCCCGGCACCGCGCCGGCATCGCGGCCGGACAACTGGCGCGGTAGGCCGATTCAGTACATCCTCACGAACGAGAACCTCACCACCCAGAGCGCGGTCGACTCCGCGGCTTCGCTGCTCTACAACCGCCTTGGAACCGGGCGGTATCTCGTCGAGTGGGAATCCGATTTGCTCACCTACTACTCGCCAGCTCCGGTCAAGGCTCTCCTGCGACCGAGCGCGACCGCGACGGTCACGAGCGGGAATGCGACCATCAGCTGCACGAACAGCTTCGTGGACGGTGTCCGCGTTGTTCCGCGGACGACGGTCGGCAACATCACCGCCGGGACGACTTACTACGTTGTGAGCCGGACGGCCACGACGCTCGGCCTTGCGACGACGAGCGGTGGAGCGGCGATCACGCCTACCGCCAGCGGTACGGTGATCCTGGATGCTCCATGGCTCGAGGGCGTCCATTCATATTCGGTCGGGAATACGATCACCTTCGAGATATCGATCGGCGGGTTCACCAGCTCGACGACGTACTACGTCGTGGCGACCGCCACGGGCTTGTTCCAGCTATCGGCGACCAGCGGCGGTGCGTTCATCGCTCCGACCGAATACGGCAAGGTGTATCTATTCGACGGCACCCAGCATACCAATGTGGTCTGGATTGGTGATACGGTCGGGATCAGCCTGCCCGAAACAACGGTCGGTGTCGATCCTGGACTACTGGGCACCTACCAGGTGATCGCGATTCCGAACATCACATTCACCCGCGAAGGCGTCACCGATGACATGATGCACGTTCGCAACTGCACCTACCGCGGGCTCTACAAGGCCGTCTGATGGCGACCTACATCGACCGGACCAGGCTCTCCACGTTTACGGCCCTCTGCTCGTTCGACCTCCGAGTCCATGTATATCCCGGCGATGTTCCGACGCCGGATATCCTCGAGCAGTATTTTCCGAGCCCGATCACGTTCGCGAGCAACCAACAGAGCGGGACGTGCGATACGAGCTGGACGGCATCGACATCCGGCTTTGGCACGACCAGCTGGACGTACACGATCATTGCCGCGATCACGGTTGACAACGGCTTCGGGGCGACGACCACGACCAACGTCACGCTGGCATCGGGCACCGGCACCGCGGCTCAGGCCGCGACCGGAATTAGCGTCAACGTTGGGGCCTGCACCGTCCAATGGGACGTCTCGATCGACTACACGACGATCAAATGGGACATCACCCAATCCGCGATGGGCGTGGCCGGGACGGCGTATCCGGACACGACCTACACCATGTACGAGCGGGCCGAGACAGGAGTGACAGCCCTCGCCAAGATCACGGCCAACGGAACCGCGGTCACGGCCACCGGTAGCGTTGGTACCGCGTCGAACCTCAATCACACGCTCGACGTCGACTGGACGTACTACAACAACACGACGACCGCGAAAACGTTCACGGTCAGTAGCCAGGCGATGAACAGCCTGTCCATGTCCGGGTCCATTCCGACCTACAGCCACACGGGCAACGGCCAATCCTGTACGGCCACCCAGAGCATCGTCACCGGGCATGGAATCGGCGCACCGTACTACGGCGTCAACAGTTACGCCACGGTCAACACCTCGGTGACCTACAAGCGGGACGTCACGGTGCGCGGGCGCATCCTTGCATTCAACCAGAGTTATCCCGACTCCTTGACGTGCAGGATCACGGGCTTCGACGGTGCGACCGGCTACCGGGATGTCACCGCGGTGGCCGGTTCGTTCGACGCATCCGACACGTTCCAGAAGTATTCGATCTCCAGCAGCTTTACAGACCCGGCCTATGGTTCACCGTCGACCAGCTCGGCCTCGGCGAACACCGTGCCGGCATGGGTCTACGCGGACGTCTCGTCCTCGAGCTTGTCGAGCCTGGGCGACGACACGGCCAACACGACGATGTACCTGCGCGGCTGGCACTTCGCGGGCGCATCGGTCCAGCAATCCCAGACCAAGGCGATCAGCACCGGTACGACGACGGCAACGCGGACCTTCGCTTCGGAGGGCGTCGGGCTCAACTCCTACCGGTATCTCCGGGTTCAGCTCCGCGTCACCGCTGGCACGACTCAAAGCGCAACGGTATCGATCACGACCCAGCCATCGAGCGTTGTCAAGAGCTGGACGATCCCGGTCACCGGCGGAACGTTCAGCTACTACTATCTGGACCTTTGCTCCCCGGACAATAAAACATCGACAATGGACGAGACGGATAGTCCATACCCGCGGATGAATCCTTCCGATCCCACCAATGCCGGCCAGCTCCTCGATGGCGACTACTGGGGGATCACCAGGGCCACGCAGATCGCGCTCACGGGCACGAGCCTCGAGATGGGGGATATCCATCTTTCATCCTCGAGCGGTGCAACCCAATGGTGCAAGGGCAACTGGACTCCGACGCGAACCTGGACCAAGCTCCAGAAGACGAGCTTCGGTGGCAACAGCTGGACGACGAATCGCCTGTTCCAGGGCGACACCGAAGGGAATACCCAGAGCGAGGAAGGATGGGCCGTCTGGGAGACCAGCCCGACCGCGAATACCATCTGGACGATCACCGATCTGGTGAATGCGATCAACGCATCAGACGGCACCGTGGTGCGTCACCAGGGATACACCGCGACCGCGAGCACCACGAACAGCTCTCCTTCGTACATCAAGAACGGCTACGCCAATAGCGTCAACGGCCACGCGATCTGGCTCGGCGGTCTGACGCGGCGACGCGGTCAAGGCGACAAACTCTGGATGGACACGGACCAGTCCGCTGGAGGCGCGGACGTGCAGGTATACGCCCAGACCATGTACCGCAAGCTCAACGGTGACTACGTACCAGATGCGTTCGACGCGTTCGAGATCGAGGACGCGGGCGTTCAATACCTGAGCCTTTTGGCGGTCAACTACGCCAGAGGCAGAGCGCATGGGCTGGTGCTTGGGACGGACACCGAGCCATACCCGCTCCAGACGGTGTATCTTCGCCTGGACTCGACCAGCGCGAGCCGCGGATCGGGCGCGAGCAACACCATCGGAGAGTATTGGACCGGCCTTCCAGCCGGGCTTGGAATGGCGAATCACAATACGGTCTGCAACACGCTCGATACCGGCGATCCAGACCCGCTCTACACCAACAAGCAACAACGGGCCGTGTTCAAGCTCACAAGCCCGAGTGGAACGTTCGTGAGCGCGGATCGAAACATCCTCAATCAGCACTACTACGCCACGATCCAGTCCGGAACCATCAGCCTCTGGAAAGCCGCCGGACCGCTTGGCACGGCCTATACGCAGACGATCACGAGCATCACCGGAGCGGCGAACCTGCACCTGCGGACGTTGCATACCGATCCCGATCTCGGAATCGTCCTGTTCGTCGAGAACACCGCTGGCGGGCTCGACCGCCAATACACCAAGACCGAAGGAGCATCGTTCGTGAGCACGGTGATCAACAGCAGCGGAACGCAGCCGGCCTTCTGCGTGGACGATCTCGGCCTCGAATACTACATTTGGAGGACGTCCGGAGGCGCGATCCAGGGGAAGATACTCGATGCCAATGGAACGGTGCTGATGACCGCGACGACGCTGGTGGCTGCGAACGTGGCCGACCAGAGCATCGATATCTACGAGCGGTTGGACGATCTCTATATTGTCTACAACCACACGACCAACGGAATCACGGTGGTTCGGTCGACGGATGGCGGGAGGACGTATTCGTGAGCAACAGGCCCATTGCGCTCAACGCCGCGGCGCAATCACTACTCAACATCGGCGTGGTCGAGGAGGGCGAGAACCGCGGACGGTGGGTCGAGACGTACCAGGCTGCGGTTGGAATTCCGCCTGGATCGCCTTGGTGCGCGGCGTTCGTGCGGTTTCGGCTCGAGCGAGCCGCGGCCGGCCTCGGCACCCAGATACCACCCGGATTCCCCGACTCAGGCTGGACGCCCGATTATGCCAACTGGGCCAAGGCGAACGGTTTCTGGATTCCGGTGGCGACCGCGGAGGCCGGGACCGTATCGCCCAGGATCGGCGATCTGGCGTGTTTCTACTTCGCGGCGAAGCAAAGGATCGCCCATATCGGGATCGTCGTCGAATCCGCGAAGCCCTGGGGCGTGGTGACGGTCGAGGGAAATACGGGACCTGATTCCGAGGATGGGGTCAATCGCGAAGGCGATGGAGTCTATAAAAAGACCCGCACCTGGTCGGAGCTCGGCAAGCTCGGCGGTTTCGTGCGGATCAATTGGTGAGGTATACTGAGCCCGCATCTGTTCTCCAGCAGACCGAAGCCCGGACCGATTGGCCCGGGCTTCTTTTTGTCTAGTGCTGAAGGGCGGCGAGCAGGCCATCGTACCAACGCGGCCGGCGTGGTTTCGGCCTGATCCCATCGAGTGCCATCGCCTTCACGACGAGCTGGTTCAGGGCGTCGATGCCGAGCTCGATGTCGGCGAAAGTCTCCGCATCGACCGCGGGATCACCGCTCATGCGAATCATCTTGATCATGGTGGCGGCATCGTACAGGTTTGCCACCACCGATTCCAGACGCTTATGCGTCGTCTCGGTCTTCATTTCGCTTCCTCCACCAGGCTCTTGATGCGGACTGTTTCCTCGCCTTCGACGATGCCGAAGCCGATGAACTCGGCATCCTCGGGCTTCTCGATCATGGCGGTCTTCACGTCCTCCGGAATCTGCGACACGAGGATGGACCGCTTGACCTTCACGGCTCCCGGACAATGCCTTTCCGCCCAGCGCAGGGCTTCCTCCTCGTCCTGCACCTCGATCTTGGGCGCGGAGGTTCGGAAGGACACGGTGCCGTAGGGCGTTCGCCAGGTCTTCGACTTGAGGTTCCCGGCGCGATCCCGCGGGAGCTGGGTCAAGGCGAAACCGGCGATCTCCTCCTGATACCGACGCTTGAACCATTCGAGCCGCGCCGCGGATTCGCGGGACAATCGACGAACGTGCTCGAGCACCGATTCCAGTTCCGCGGTCTTGGCCGCGTGGGCGGCTTCCAGCTCGAGGTGGCGGCGCATCACCTGCATCGCCACGTCCAGCGAGTCCACGGGACCTTCGATCCAATTGGAGACCGGACCGAGGTATTCCCCGGTCTGGTCGTCCCAAAGCTCTCCACCAATCTCAACGGTTGCCATCGTATCCTCCAGAGGTGATCGGGCGCGTGATTCGCGTCTGCGCGGCCGGCCCGGTGGCTTGCGCGACGTTCGTGGCGGCATTGGCATCGTCGTCCTCATCGGCCATGATGCCGAGGATCGAGGCGATGCCGTATCGCCGACCGTAGGTGATCGCCGAGCCCATGCCGTGGGCATCGGGCTTGGTGATCGGGATGATCGCATCGGTGGCGATCCATTGGCCCGACTTGTGGATCAGGCGGGTGGTGATGGTGACGGCCATCGGCCGAAAATTATCGTCCAGGCTGGCGATCGCCGAGCCTTGAACCACGGCGACGCCGTGCTTCGCCAGCACCGGCACCGCGGTTCCAAGGATGGCGTCGAGCGTCATATACCGGCTGCGGAACGCCGGGTTTCGGCCGTCCTTGCCGACGGCGGGCATATCGCGCTGGATTTGTGCCAGAGCGACGGCGATTTGATCGATCTCGTTTGATGTTTGCATCGTTCCTCCATGCCCAATATAGCATCCGGTGCGATATCTGGCAAGAATCATCCTACGGTGCGATATACTCCCGGCATGATTCGAGGCATCACACAAGAGGAAATCGCTCGGCGCATGGGATCGCACCAGAGCAACGTGAGTTCGTGGCTCTCCGGTCGGCGCATTCCGACCAGGCGAAACCTTGTCCTGCTGGCCGAGGCGATGGAGACGACGCCCGAGAACCTCGCGGCTATCCTCTATCGCAAGCATATGGAGCGGCTCGGGCAACCTTGAAACCGACGGAGGCCCGCGTTCGCGGCGTGGCGACGCGGCTCCGTGCTCGGCATTATCAGGGCATCACCCGCGAGGAGGATCGTCTGCTGGTCGAGGCGTACCAGATGGGCATCGGGCGCGATCTCGCCATCGGAGCTCTCCTCGAGGCGCACAAGGGCCTTGGAATGGCGATCGCGAAACGGTATGCCCGGCCAGATCAGATGGAGGACTGCCTGCTCGAAGCCGAGCTCGGGATCGCCGCCGCGGCCGAGCGGTTCGATCTCTCCCGGAACATCAAGTTCGCCACCTACGCCACATACCAGATCGTCAACCGCGTGAGGCGGTATTGCGTGGCGAACAACTGGGGAATCCGCGTCCCCGAATACGCCGCGTACAGGACGTTCCGCGTCCTGCGGATGCTCAAGGCCGATCCCGATGCGACGGACGCCCAGATCGCCGAATCCCTCGATCTGACCATCCCGGCGGTCGAGGATTCGCGGCGCATCATCAAGACCGAGATGATCAGCCTGGACGATACCTACAATCCCGGCGGCATCGCGCCGGCCGATTACCTCGAGGACGAGACGCTCGACCTGCTCGGTGGAATGATCGCCGAGCACGAATCCAAGGCGATCGCCGCGGCCATCAAACGGCTTCGGCCGACCCACCAGCGGGCGATAATGCTTCGCTTCGGATTCGATGGGGATGATCCGCGAACATACGAGCAAATGGCCGAGCTGCGCGGAGTCTCGCGCCAGGCGGCTTGCGACGCGGTGCTTCGTGCACTCGAGCGTCTGCGGAAGGAGCTTACCGATGAAGCACCATGAGGACATGGCCCAGATCGCGTTGATCCATTGGGTGCGGACGATGGCACACAGATATCCGCTCCTCGAGCTCGTCTACCACACGCCCAACGGTGGATACCGCGACCCGCGGACCGCGGCGAAGTTCCGCGCCCTCGGCGTCAAGGCGGGCATCTGGGATATCTTCGTTCCACTACCGGCTCCGGGCCTCTGGGTGGAGATGAAGGCCGGGAAGAACCGGCTCACGCCGGACCAGGCGAAGTGGCGGGATCGCTTGGAACCGTTTGGCTACCGCTTCGAAGTGGCGTATGATTGGCCCACGGCCGCTCGTGCCATCGCCGAGCATATCGGCATCCCGGAGGACGAGCGACCGATCTAGGATCGCTTGGAGACAATTGCAAAATGGATTTCGATCGCAAGGATGCCGAGAGGCATCTGCACTTTTTGTTCGACCGCTACCACGACGGTTGGGTCGAATTCCGCGGGCTCCGCAAGCCCGCCAATCCGTTCCGCACCTCGGTCCGGCTGAACGCATTGTTCGGTGGTATCGACCTGGTGTTCGCCGAGCTCCAGACATGGCTCGACCACGGCGCGGACATCTACCTCGGCGTCCTTCCACGCGAGGTTTCGCATCTGGCATCGGGCAAGGTGGGCGAAGAGTACATCGCCCAGATGGGCGTCCTCTGGACCGATCTCGATCGCAAGGTGCCGGGCGCATCGCTCGAGCAGCTGGCCCGGTGCGATCTGGTGGTGGACTCTGGCAACGGCTGGCACGGCTACTCGTCCGCTCCGACCATCTTCGAGGCCGATACCCGCGAGCGGCGCAAGATGGCGAAAAAGGCCCTCCGATCCTATGCCGATCGCATCACGCCAGGAACCGATAATGTTTCCGACCTCACGCGCATCCTTCGACTCGCCGGGACCTGGAACTTCAAGGACCCGGCCAACCCGAAGCCGGTCCGGATCGTCGAGGTTCAGGCGAAGCCGCGGCCGGCGGTGATTGCCAAGGCCACGGCCTCGAGCGTGGCGAACCCGCCGGACTGGACCGAAGAGGAAGAGGCAACCTACCGCAGGATTCGCGGGCTTGATTCCGTGCTCAGCACCGCTGGTCGGTATCGGGAGCGGGACGAGCCGTGGCCCGACGGCTCCGCGCTCGAGGACCGCTATTCGTGGGTCATCCGCATCCTTCAGCGTATGATGGCCCGCGGCGACTCGAAGGCATCGATCCTCGAGTTCGCGGCTTTGGAAGGAATTAGCAAGGCCGAGGTGCAATCGGCCCGTCTAGCCCTGGAGGAATCGGATGCCAATCTCTGAGGAGGAGTTCTACAGTCTCCTCCACGACCACGCGAAGGAGCATACCGGCGCGGACGCGCCGCGGATCGAAGGTGGCCAATGGGCCGCGCTGTTCGAGCGTCACCCGGAAGGTGGCGGGCCATTCGGCGGGCGCGACAATGCGCTGGTGAAGCTTCTCGGCTTCCTGCGGGCGAAGTCCTTCCCGTATCAGGTCGCCCTTGGGATCGCCGAATGGTGGGACGCGAAATACGTCGATCCTCCGCTCGGGCCGGTGGCGATTCGAGACAAGATGTCCCGCGGTTGGGTCGAATGGATGGCCGGCGGTATACCGGACGATCGGCCGGATTCGGTCGGCCAGACCGGCGGGAACCTGCTCGAGTTCATCGGGCTGGATCGCCTGGCCGAGCTGGCCGCGGCCGCGAGCGACACGGAATGGATCGTCGACAACCTGATCATCTCAGGTGGAATCCATTTCGTGACGGCCCCGCCGGGTGGCGGGAAAACATGGGTGGCGGTCGATCTGCTCCGCGCTTGCCTCACCGGAACCAAATGGCTGGTGGACCATCAGGCACGGCGTATAGCATCCCTCTATATAAACGAGGAGATGTCTCCCGGGACTTTTTTCGACCGTCTTTCACGGCTCGGAGTGCCATCCGAAGGGCTCTCGATCCTTCAACGCTCGGGCGTCCGGTTGGATTCGCCGGGCGATCTGGACCAGATCATCGCCCATATCAAGGCCAACGGCATCAGGCTGGTGATCGTCGATACCTTCGTCCGCGTCCACCGACTGGACGAGAACTCCAACGTGGAGATGGCCTCCCTGTATCAGAGGCTGAAGGCCATGAGCGAGGCGGGCGCGGCGGTGGTATGCCTCCACCACCATCGCAAGTCCGCGGCCGGCGGTGGCCCGGTCGAGCACGAGGCGATGCGCGGTGCGGGCGAGATCGCGGCCCAGGCCGATTTGATCGCGTCGATCGACAAGCGGGACGGCGTCTACCGGTTCCACGTCACGAAACATCGGCACCTTGAAGAAGGTGCCGTTCCGGACGTTGGATTCGGAATCGAGACGTTAGACGATAACACGGTCAGACTCTGCCATTCGGAATTGCCCGATACGGCCTCCACGTTGCCCGTACAGGGGCGCAAGGCCAAAGATGGTACTCCTAGCCCATCCGACCGAATTCTAGCCGTCCTGAGCGAAAATCCGGGCATCGGGCTGAACAAGGTCCAGAACCTTGCGAGGGTCAAGCGGGAGACGTGCCAGGCGGTTTTGGCGGAGCTCGAGGCCGACGGTCTGATCGAATCGGTGACCAAGGACAAGTGGCCGATCTGGTTCGTGGCGGGAGCGTAGGTGGTTCCCGACCCTTAGCCCCCTACGGGGGCTTTAGGTTGGAACCAGTCTGGGAACCACCTTTTGGTTTCCCCCAGACCCCCTTCCACCTTAGGGCCGGCAAGGTTCCGCGCTACGCTTCGCGGCGCAGAACCAAGCCGGCCGACCTAAGTGGTTTGATGGTTATTCGTGCGGGATATTGACGCACCGATATAGCACCGTGTAGAATGCCCTGCCGGACACTCCGGCGATAACGCAGCCGGATGTCCGGCGAAGGAAAAAACATGAGCTTTTTCGCGAAACACGCAAGCTTCAGCGGCGGGTCGTACCCGGTGGCCGATGCTGGTGCGTACAAGTGCACGTTGATCGATGTCGAGCAGACGGACCGGCCCAGCTTCGAGGATCGGGACCGCCTGGAGCCCAACTTCCGCTGGATTTTCGAGACGGTCGAGGTCGGAGACGAAGAGGGCCGGCCGTTTCGGTTCACCCAGTTCACGAAGACGGCCTACGGCTACGATGCCGCCAAGCTGACCAAGCTGCTCGATGGAATGCTCGGACGGCGTCTCACCCCGCAGGAATTCGCCGGGCTGGACCTCGACGAGCTCAAGGCCGCGTCCTGGTCGGTCACCGTTGACACGGTAATGTCCGCGAAGGGACGCGAGGTGAACACCATCCAGAGCGTCAAGCCGTGGAAGGCACCGGTCCGCAAGCCGCTCCGCAAGCCGGTGGTCGACGACACCGATGGCATCGAGGACCCGTTCGCCGAATGACTGAAGAAGAATGGGATCGGAAATACAACGAAACGGATAATGGGCGACTGAGACTCACTCCTGAAGAAAAGGCTCGTCAAGACCGTCGTGCAGCTCATGCAACCACGACGCTCGAAAACTTGATTGATTTCTCTTCGGTTGATGTCGAAGACCCTCATGCCGGACGAACAGATCAAATCTTGATGATCATCGCGAATCATCTCGGTGATCTGAACGAAACCTTGAAAGAAATCAGCGCGAAGCTGAAATGATGACCCGCCGGCCCGGCCAACCAGCCGGGCCGGTTTACTTTGGAGACAAGATGGAACGAACCAAAACCCAGATCGAGGAAAGCATCGAAACCTTTCGGCGCAAGACCGAGGAGATGCAGACCGCGAACCGCATCGTCACCGGCCTCCAGCGGTGGCTCGATACCGGCAACGAAGCCTACCTGAAGAACATCATCCTCCACGCCGCGTGGCTCTACACCCGCGACGACACCAAGGCGCAGGACACCGTGAAGGCACTCGACAAGATCAAGGACATGAGCCGGTGATCATCGAAGGCAACCTCACCGGTCCGCAAGCTCTCAAAGCTCTGATCGAGGGCCAAGCGATACGGTGCAAGTGGTGGACCACCATCAACCGCATCGAGCGTGTATGGGACCAGAACCTCGAGCAATACGTTGTCCAGGCGCGAGGCACCGACATCTTCACCGCGGACTGCCAACAGACCGGCGCACTCTGGCTGGTCGAGCTCCTCGCCGAATCCGAATCCCAATGGGAGGTTTGGTCCAACAACCTCGAGGAGGCGTACCAAGCGGCCCAATGAGCACTGGCAGACCCGTCGCAAAGTGGACATCGAGGCGATGCACCGTCTGCAAGGAGCTCAAGCCGCGAAGCAGCTTCGAGATCGCGCGTGCCGAATCGAAAACAGGGAAGACGACGCTCGGAAAATGCGCGGAATGCCGGCGGCGCATCGACCTCTCCCGCAAGTTCGAGCAATACCACAACGATCCCGAATACAAAGCCCGCCAGCTCGAGCGAAATCGGATCAAGGCCTACCACACATACAACGCGGACCAGCGGGCCAAGAACTGCTATTACCAGGGACGCTGGCAATGGATCGAACGGCGCATGGCGCGAATCACATGGTGGGACGATCAACCCATAATCATCTGCGTCAAGCCGAGCGGACGGCATATCCGATCGGATGAAAAGCATACCGAGCGAACCGGCATGGAGCTGGCGATCGTCCGAGATCGAGCACCAGTGAACCTACCACTCGGCTGGAGGCCGATCCTGCGGGCCAAAGGACCGATAATAACCAAGCACCCGTCCTGCCCGACCGAATGGGAATGGATGGAATTCGCGGTCGAGAAGAGGTATCCAAAGTGGAGACAAAAGGCAAACGAGGACGCTGGACAAAGCGAACACCAGCCGTAGAAGAAGGCATCCTGCAAGCCCTGCGGGACGGATGCACCCAAAAGGACGCGGCCGAATCCAACGGCGTGACCTGGGACACACTCAACCGATGGCGCATCGAGGATGAGGAATTCCGCAAGGCCGTATCGCGCGCGGAGGCCGAAGTAGCCCGCGCCATGGCCGCGAGGCTCCGCGTGGAGGCCACGAAGGCGGACGGCGACTGGCGGGCCGCGGAGTCATGGCTGAAGCGACGACGCCGGGAAGACTGGTCCGAGCGGCAGGAGGTCACGGGCGCGGCCGGCGGTGGCATCGAGGTCGTGGTCCGCTTCGCGGACGAGGAACAGCCGTGAACCTGATCCATTGGCTCTGCTGGATCGGCGTTGGCATCGTCCTGTTCTGCATCCTCACCGTGATCATCTTCCTCACCATCGACGATGCCCAGCGGAGGATCGATGCCAGAGAGGATTGAGCTGGTCCTACCGCGCCCTCACGCGGCGCAGAAGGAGATCATGGCTGCGCCCGCCAGATACAACGTGGTCTCCTGCGGCCGGCGGTTCGGGAAGACCACCATGGGCGCGATCCTCATGGCCGAATCGCTTTTGAAGCACCGAAGGTCCTGCGGATGGTTCGCGCCGACGTACAGGCTCCTTGAGGAGGCCTACAACGACCAGCGCAAGATACTCCAGCCGATCATAAGCCGCGCGGTGGTGAGCCCGTTCCCGCGCATCGAGCTAATCACCGGATCGGCGATCGACTACTGGACCCTGGGGGAACCGGCCACGGTTGCCCGCGGACGCCGATACGCTTGGGTCGGCATCGACGAAGCCGCGATGGCGGTCTACCTCGAGGAGGCGTGGACGCAGGCGATTCGGCCGACCCTCACCGACTACGCCGGTTCCGCATGGTTCTTCTCAACGCCAAAGGGCCACAATTACTTCAAGACGCTGTTCGACCAAGCCAAAACCGACGACGAATGGCGGAGCTGGACCATGCCGACGCTTGCCAACCCGTATATCCCGCCGGCCGAGGTCGAGGCCGCGGAGCGGAGCCTTCCGAGCATCGCCTTCCGGCAGGAGTACCTTGCCGAGTTCGTGGACGCCCAAGGCGCGAGGATGCGGCGCGAGTGGATTCGCACCGGGACCCCGCCGGCCGGCCTCGACGTGTACATCGGCGTCGACCTGGCGATCAGCACGAAGACCGACGCGGACTGGACCGCCGCGGTGGCGATCGGGCGCGACTCCGCGGGCACCATCTGGGTGCTCGACGCGGCGCGGATTCGCGCACCGTTCGACGGCGTCCTGCGCTTCGTCCAGGACATGGCGGGCAAGTGGCGACCGAAGGCCATCGGCATCGAGCAGGTGCAATACCAAGCCGCGGTGATACAGGAGCTCCTGCGGACCACGCGGCTCCCGGTCCGCGGGATCAAGCCCGACAAGGACAAGGTGACCCGCTTCGGTCCGCTTGAGGCGCGGTACGAGCAGGGACTGGTGGTCCACGCGCCCGACCTGCCGTCCTGGTTCGCGGACGAGCTGCTGAGCTTCCCGATCGGGCGGCACGACGACTGCGTTGACGCCACAAGCTACGCTTGGGCGGCGATGGGCGCGACGCGGAGCTTCGCGGCCGTATGAGGGCTTGCAAGGTTTGCGGTTGCCGCCCGGCGGATCACCGCTCGATCTGGTGCATGGATTGCTACCGGGCGCACAAGGCCGGGAAACAGGCCGAGATCGCGATGGATGACGACGCCCGCCTGGCGCGGGTGAGCGACACGCACCAGACCTGCCGTGGTTGCGGGATCGACCTCTACCGCGTGGTGGACTGGGTTGCCGAGGCCAGACGGTGCAACCGGCGGTGGTTCTGCGGTCGGGACTGCTTCGAGGACTGGCGGTTTCGGACGTTCTGAAAATTCTTGGATTATTTTTGCCACACATATGGCGGGATTCTATATGTGTGGCATAATGTCCTTGTCGGAACCACCGACACGGAGAACCAAGATGCAAACGACGACGATCCAACAAGGCGCGCAGATTCTTATCAACGAATACAAGGAAGTGTCCGACGCGTTGCGCGAGATCAAGATCAATCTTGACAACGCTGGACGCACCCGTTCGATCCTTTCGGACATCCTCGAGGAGCGATCGCATGAATTGTTCAACCATATCTGCGCTTTCGTTCCTCATATGGTTGAGGTCGACGAAGTCCTCGACTGGATTCACGCCAACGCCAAATAATCAACGGCCCGGGAAACCGGGCCACCGTCCACCGGTAGGCCGGTGCTGATGAGCCCAGAGGGCGAAACGGAACCAAGGAGAACCAAGATGATTACGGCTACGATGCCGACGATGCCCGCGATCAAGTGGAGCCGCGACGGTTGGCAGACGCAAGAAGAATCGACATACAGGACGTTCGTCGAGATCGATTGGCGCAAGGGTACGATCGAAGTCTACAAGCTCGGATGCGATGAGCGATACTTCGTTCCGACCCGTTTCAAGAACAACCATGCCGCTCGTATGATGGTTGCGCCTGGAACACCCAAGGTCGAGATCGTCAACGTCCTCGAAATCTACTGGGATCAAATCTCCGAGATCATGGCATCCTACGAGCAAGGTATCCACGTCTCGGAACCTGCCAGATTCGGCGAAGCATCGGAACTGTTGCGGTTCGCGGTGCGTGGCATCGCATGGGCCTTGGAAGGCTGATAAAGAAACGGCCCGGCTGTGAGACCAGCCGGGCCTAGTGTGGAAAGGAGAACCTGATGAAGCGTACCACAAACAACAAATTCACCGAGGCAATGCAGGAGATCATGGCGTTCCTCGTGTTCCTGGCATTCGGCTGGTGGGCGATCCAAGGCTTCGCCGAGCGACGCGAGATCGAGGCCGAGCAACGCTCCGCGATCATCCGCGCCGAAGGAGGCATGAGCCGATGAAAGCAGGTCGACCGCGGATCGCTCCTGACGGGCCTCCTTGCCCGTCCTGCGGTGCCGGGACGCGCCCGCGTGGCACGGGCTTCCGCTGGTGCCCGAGCTGCGGGAAGCGCATCCGAATTCCGGTCCTGGTGGACCGCCGGCGGAAAAAATCGTGAAGTACCTCAGCGTCTGCTCCGGCATCGAGGCGGCTACGGTAGCGTGGCACGGCCTCGGCTGGGAGCCCGTGGCATTCAGCGAGATTGAACCGTTCCCGTGCCAGCTACTGGCAGAGCGGTTTCCGACCGTCCCCAACCTGGGGGACATGACAAAGTATCGGGAGTGGCAAATTGAACGTGGAGCAATTGACCTTTTGGTCGGAGGAACACCTTGCCAAGCTTTCTCCGTCGCAGGACTTCGGAAGGGACTCGAGGACCCCAGGGGCAACCTCGCACTCGTATTTGTTGGAATGGTTGACCACTACCGCCCCGAATGGGTTGTCTGGGAAAACGTCCCCGGTGTTTTGTCGTCCAACGGAGGACGAGATTTTGGTTCCATCGTCGGGGCGTTGGGGCAACTCGGGTATGGGTGGGCCTACCGAGTGCTGGACGCTCAGTACTTCGGAGTACCCCAGCGACGCCGTAGAGTCTTCCTTGTCGCGCATTCTTCAGGAGACTCCAGACGTTGCGCCGAAGTACTTTTTGAGCCGGAAAGCCTGCGAGGGGATACTAAGGCGCGCAGGCGCACGGGGAAAGACGCTCCCGCCGATGCTGGAGCAAGCCTTGAGGCAGGTCTGCCACGGACCGTTGGAGCCTTGTGCGCGGACACCCACCCCGGAGCCTACAGCGGACAAGATGCCTATACCGGCCGACTGATCCCGGCATCCATCCTGTACGAGAACCACGCGAACGACTCCCGGGTAACGCAGGAGGATTCGACCTGCCCGACGGTCACCAGCCGTTGGGGCACCGGCGGGAACAATACTCCGCTGGTGCAACAGGCATACCGCAAAAGCCGCCGGGCGCAATCCACGGATGACTTCGAGACGTGGGTGGACGACGGCGTGGCGAACACGGTGAACTGCTTCGACCAAGGCGACATTCGGACAACCCACGCGGTGGCCGTGCAACAGCCGATTGTGCTGATGGATCAGGGTGGGGGTGTGATGCAGGTCAACACGGATGGTCAGACCGGCACCCTTAGGCGGGAAACCCATGGTCATGAACCGATAGTGTTGGTGCAACAGCCGATGGCGTTCAGCCCGCAAGGCGGTGGCGATATGCGCGGGGTTGATCCGCTCATAAGGCACCAGATGGCAGTCAGGCGCCTAACGCCGGTCGAGTGCGAGCGGCTCCAAGGATTCCCGGACGGATGGACCGACATCAGGCCCAAGGGCAAGGATACGCCCGACTCGCCACGGTACAAAGCCTTGGGGAACAGTATGGCGGTCCCGGTCATGCGTTGGATAGGGGAGCGTATCGCAACCGTGGTACGATGATTCGCCAAGGGCTGGCAGGATCACCACCGTTCGTTGCCCAGCCCGAGGCATCATATCGAGCGGATTCTATATGGCACGGGGCCTCGATGCGCTACCACGCATCGGGGCCTTTTCGCATGGGATAATCAGACCATGGGTATCCTCGATCGCCTCCTCGGGCGCAAGGCAATGGCCGATCCATCCGCGCCGCTCCCGCTCCCGCTCGGGCAATCCCGGGACATCTACCTCACCGGTTACGGATCGGGCCAGCTGGTCTCGATGCTTCGCCGAGTCCTACCGGGATCACACCGCGACTGGTCCTTGGTGGCCGGCGACCTCGGGCTGAACAGCGTGATCGCGCCCGCGATGGACTGGTACATCCGCAACTGGCCCCAAGGAACGCCTCGGGTCATGCGGAAGGTGGACTCCCAGCAGGTCGAGCCAGTCGAGGATCACCCGGTCATTCAGCTGATGCAGGAGCCCGAGCCTGGCATGGTCGGGAACCTGCTCTGGGGATGGGTTATTCAGGACTACAAGCTGTTCGGGAACGCGTACCTCCGCAAGCAGCGGATCAGCGGTCCTGGCTCCGCGGTGGTGGCCCTGCAATACCTCCCGCAGGACATGATCCGGCCGGTGGGCGATGGCCGGAACCCGCTCACGCACTTCGTCTACACGACCGATGGGCGATCCTACGAGCTCCCGGTCGAGGACGTGATTCACCTGCGGTATGGCCGCGATCCCTCCGACATGAGGCTCGGGCGGTCCACGGTCCAGGCGGTGCTCCGCGAGATCGCGACCGACAATACCGCGAGCTCCGCGGCCTTCGGCCTCCTTTCTAACGGCGCGATGCCGAGCATCATCGTCGGCCCGGATTCCAACGGTTCCGCGCAGGTCGACATCTCGCCAGACGACGCCCAGCAGGTCAAGCGAAGCCTCCGCGAGAACCTCACCGGCGACAATGCCGGCGGCATCGTCGTGATGTCCGGCCCGTACAAGATGGACAAGGTGAGCTTGACTCCTTCCGAGCTCGCCCTGGACTCCGTGCGGCGTGTACCGGAGGAGCGTATCTGCTCGGCCCTCGGTCTCAATCCGATGGTGCTCGGCCTCGGCTCCGGCCTCGATCGCTCGACCTACAGCAACTACGAGCGGGCGCAGCAGGCCGCGTGGGAAGACGGCATGGTGCCGCTCATGCGGGCGGTGGCCGACACGCTCACCGTGGCACTCCTGCCGGACTTCCCCGAATCGCAGGAAGGCGACTTTATCGAATTCGACCTTTCAGGCGTCCGCGCCCTGATGGACGACCGCCAGAGCGAGGCCGAGCGGGCGGAGCGGCTCTACAAGGCGGGCGTGGCCGATCTGGCCGAAGCGAAGCGCATCGCGGGCCTCGAGGCCGCGCCAGAAGATGAGGGCGTCATGCATCCCGACGCATCTCAGCAAACCGCGGCCGGCGGTGGACCAGCGATGTCTGTCGAGGACGCCGCGAATGCGGCTGGTATCCTCATCCGCTCTGGTTACGATCCGCAATCGGTGACTCAATTCCTCGGCCTTCAAGTTCAACATACCGGCGCGGCTCCGGTAACACTTCGCGAAGAGACCAAGGCCATCAAGTCTCACCCAACCGCGGCCATGCAGGAGGCCGCCCGCCGAGCCCTCGCCTGGAAGGAAGAGGGACGGCCCGGCGGAACGCGGGTCGGTCTCGCCAGGGCGAACCAGATCGTGAACGGCGATCTGATCAGCGAGGACACCATCCTGCGGATGCACTCTTTCTTCTCTCGCCATGAGGTCGACAAGGAAGCCGAGGGCTTCTCCCAGGGCGAGGAAGGCTTCCCATCTCCCGGCCGCGTGGCATGGGACCTCTGGGGAGGCGATGCCGGGCAGGTCTGGGCCGCGAGGCTCCGCGACAAGATCATGCGCGGCGAGAAGCTCCCGGCCAAGGCGGACGGCTGCGACCACGGCTCGGAGGTGCCGTACGAAAGCCACCCTTTCTACGGGTGGTCGAGCATACCTCCGGCCGAGCGGTAAAGCGTACCGGCCAGGAATCGGAACTCTACCGAGCCGCGCAAGCCTTCCGGAATGGCCTCCTCAAGGGCGAGGAGACCGCGGTGGGTCGGATGCGCGGCATCTACGCCGAAGCCACGGCGCAGCTCGAGCGTGAGCTGATGGCCCTCGAGGCGCGGCTTGCCGAGCGTGAGGCCCAAGGCAAGCCTCTCGCGGATGCGGCGATGGCCATGCGCGATCGCCTTGAGCGTCTCATCGAGCAGACCCGCCAACGCCTCGCGGACGTGAGCGGCGAAGGTGTCCGCGTGGTCTCCGACGGCCAACAGACCGCGCTCGAGTTCGTGAACGCTGGAACGGGCGAGCTCCTCGCGGCCTCCACCGGCGATCCGAGCCGCGCCGCGGGCATCCTCGCGGGATTCGATCGGCTCGACGACGAGGCGATCCAAGCGTTCGTCGGCTTCTCGTCCGACGGGTCTCCGCTTGCGGTCCTGTTCGACCAGATCGCGACGGACGTGCCGAATGCGCTTCAATACACCCTCGCCAGCGGGATCGCCCAAGGACGCAATCCGCGGGCCGTGGCGCGGGAAATGTCCGCGCTTGCGAGTCTACCGCGCCGGCGGGCAGAGACGATCGCCAGGACGGAGATGATCCGCGCGGCCCGCGAAGGCCAGCGGCTCCAATACGGAAGCAACCCCGCGGTGACCGGCTACCGCCGCGTGGCGGCGCAGGATGCCCGGGTATGCCCGGCTTGCCTCGCGCTATCCGGTACGCTCCACAAGACGGCCGAGATCATGCCGAGCCATCCCAACTGCCGATGCGTCATGGTGCCGGTGACGCCGAGCCTGGCCGAGATCACCGGCGATCCATCGATCCCCGACATGAGGCCGGGACCGGTGACGCCCGAGATCATCATGGCTGGTCTTTCGGAGTCAGAGCTGCGCGGTATCCTCGGGCCTGCGCGGCTCGAGCTGCTCGATCAAGGCTATCCTCTGGCCGACATGGTCGAGGTGCGGATGGACCCGCGGTGGGGACCAACGACGCGGGTGAAGCCTCTCAAGGAGCTGGAGGTGGGATAATCGGAGCATGGACGATATGGCGACCATCATCGCGGATGCGGTCAAGAGCGACCGCCTGGGACACGTCAAGGGCTACCTGGTGCGCTTCGGCGATCCGAGCAAGGCCGACCTCGAGGGCGAGTATTTCACTCCCCAGACCGACTTCGGCTTCCCCATCAAGGCTGGTCAGCGCATCCCGCTGAACGTCTACTACCACCACGGCATGGATTCGAAGGTGGGGCGCAAGAGTATCGGCACGGGCTACATCAAGGCCGACGACACGGGCCTCTGGTATGAGGCCCAGCTGGACATGGCCGACGAATACGCCGCGATGGTGGCGAAGCTCTGCAAGGAAGGCAAGATGGGCTACAGCTCGGGCGCGGCCGGCCATCTCGTCGAGCGCAAGAGCGTTGGCGGTGCATCCGAGATCACGCGGTGGCCGATCGCCGAAGCTTCGATCACGCCGACGCCCGCGGAATGGCGCAACGGCGTGAAGTCCATCGAGGACTGGTATGGAATGGAGATGCCGGAGATGGACGAAGGCGAGATGGAGATGCCGGAACCGCCGGCCGAGGGAATGGACCCGGCCACGTTCGCCGACGAGACCTTCGCCCAGGAGCTCCGGTTCGAGGTGCTCCACGAGGCGATCGAAGCCTACTACGAGGCGTTGTGCCGCGGTATCGAGGGCGTGGCGATGTTGCCCGCCGGCGACCGCTCGGCCTTCGTGGTGGCCCTCCTGGATGCCTTCTCGGGCCGGTTGTCCGACATGGTCGGGCAGATGGGCCTTGATGCCAAATCGCTCCAGCGTGTCTCGCCGGACACGCTCCGAGCGACTGAACGTCGATTGCGGGATGCAATCGGCCTAAGCCGGTCCGATGCCAAGCGGCTGGCACCGGAGGTTTGGGACCTCCTGCGGGACGCAGGCCAAACCAAGGGGACGGACTTCACGCCGGACACGCCGCCGGCCACGTCGACCTCGATGCGGGAGGATATGCTTGCCCGCATCAACTACCTCTTGGAGATCGTATGAACATCGAACAGCTGAACGAGAAGCGCAATACGCTCCTCGCCACCGCCCGCGAGCTGGCCTCCAGCCCCGAAGGCGACCTCGCCCAGGTGAAGTCCTACATGGCCGAAGCCGAGCAGATCGCCCAGCGCATCGAAGCCGTGAAGGCTCTCGGCGAGATGGCCCCCGTGGCCTCGAAGCCGGCACAGATCGACGAGCCCTGGAAGTCCGGCGGCGTGGTGAAGAATCCCTTCACCGGCTCCCGCGACGAGGCCAACTTCAAAGCCTATGCCTTCGGCCAATGGGCCCGCTCGATCATGGGCAACAAGAAGGCCGCGGATTGGGTCAAGAACAACCTCAAGGCTCAATCGGAAGGTACGACCACCGCTGGTGGTTTCACCGTTCCCGACCCGCTCTCGAGCGACCTGATCTACCTTCGGGAAGGTTACGGTATCGGTCGGCAGAACTGCCGCGTCTACCCGATGACCTCCGATACGCTCCTGGTTCCCAACGCCACGGCCAGCACGACGGTCTACTACCCGGGTGAAAACACGGCGATCACCGCGTCCGACCTCACGTTCGCGCAGGTGAGCCTCACCGCGAAGAAAATGGCTGTGTTGACGCAGGTCTCCAAGGAACTTGCCGAGGACTCGGTGATTGATTTCGGCGCGACGCTGGCCCGCGATATGGCGTTCGTGATGGCGAAGGAAGAAGACCGCGTGATCTTCAACAACGCCACGGATGCTACCTCCGGCATCGATGGTGCGCTCTGGGCGGTCTACAACCTGAACGCGACCAAGGCGAACATCGCCTCGCTCGTGCTGTTCGCGACCGGTCAGACGATCACCTACAGCCCGACGCTCGCGAACCTTGCGACGATGGTCGGCAAGCTCCCGACCTACGCCGCGAACGCCAAGTGGTATATGCACAAGGAGATCTGGTTCAACGCCATCGCGCCGTTGCTTCAGGCTCTGAGCGGCAACGCCATCGGCGATATTCAGAACGCTTACGGCCCGAATCCGACCCTGTTCGGTTACCCGGTCGTCTTCGTTCAGAATATGCAGAAGACCCTCGCGGCCTCCACGCCATACATCCTGCTCGGCGACCTCTCGATGGGTACCGTCTTCGGCGACCGCCGCGGCGTCACCATCGATGTCTCCGATCAGCGGTATTTCGTGGAAGACTCGCTGGCGTTCAAGGGCACCGAGCGGTTCGCCTTCTCGGCGTTCGACACGGGCAACGTCTCCGCGACGGCTTCGGCCCGCGTTCCCGGTGCGCTCATCGTTGGTGCTTCGCAGGCCACCTGATACAGGTTCCTGGCTGATCGAGCCCTCCCGGTGGATGCACCGGGAGGGTTTCCCTTTTGTGGGATAATCCGATCATGGGACTAAGCCGAGCCGATTCGATCGCCCGCGTGAGCCTCTGGTGCGATGCGACCTCCTATCCCGAGGTGAGCACGACCGATATCGGCACCGTGGTCGACCAGTTCAGCCGGTTCACGACATGGACCGCGAGCACGGCATATGCCGTTGGTGATCGCGTGGTGCCATCCACGCCGAATGGCCGGGTGTACGAGTGCCGCACCGCCGGGACCAGCGCGACGACCGAACCAGACTGGCCGACCGCTCCCGGCAACCTGTTCCAGGGATGGCTCTATTCCGAGGGCGCATCCGATCCCCAACTCCTCTGGGTGGACGTTGGACCGGCGCACGTCGAGCGGTACGATGTCCGCTCCGCGGCGCGGCAGGTCTGGCTTATCAAGGCATCCCGCGTGGCGGGCGAAATCGACGCCAAGGACGGATCGAGCGACGTCAAGCTATCCCAGCTCCGGGCGCATTGTCTGGGTCAGGCGGAGGTGTATCGTCCGCTGGTGATCATCTGATGGATACCCAGCTGCGGGAGCGGTTGTCCGCGCGGTTCGTCGCGCGGCTTTGTCCCGACATGATCGAGGTGCACCGCTTCACCATGACTGCGGACGGGCGCGGCGGGACCACGCTCTCCTGGCGCAAGATCGGGACGCACAAGGCGCGATTGTCGGCCGGCCTTGGCAACGAGGCGCAACCGGCTGGTGGTATCGAAACGGTAAGCCGGTGGATGCTACTGGTGCATCGGTCGGTGGATATCCAGCCTCGGGATCGAGTCTACGTTCCCGGCAATTCCAACCAATACTGGGAGGTCACGGGCTCGGATTCCGGGACGACGGACCTTTTGATCCAACATCTCGACCTCGAGGAGCGGGCGCAATGACGGCGAAGGCGAATGCGAATACGGTGCCACAAGGATCGGGCAATCCAGGACCGTGGTTTATGGCTTTGGTGCAGATTGCAGGCACCGTGGTGGCCGTGATCATCGGTGGTTGGACGATCGCCATGCAACAGCAGCTTCGAGCCGAGGAAACGGCCAAATCCCTCGCCCGCATCGAGGAAGGCGTCCGCGCTCAATCAACACGCCTGGACGGTATCGAGGAGCGGTTGTTCCGTTTGGAAAGCACGAAGGTCAAATGATGCAAGACAAGATCATTCGTTTCGTGATAAGGGCGTTCGCGGTGATCGGATGCGCCATCATGGCCTACCAGTTCATCACGGTCATTGCCGGTTTTTCGGAGGCGTCGTGATGGTCCGCAACGTATCGATCAAGAGGCTGGTCACGGTGATGCTGGCGACCAGTATCGCGGTTGTATCTCCGGCCATGCAACAGGCGTTCGCAACTCCCATGCCGCAGGAGGCCGGGCTGGAGGAGATCGCCGCGCGGATCAAGTTCGCCGGGATGATGAGCATCAACGCTTTGATCCCTGCGCTGGTCGGAGCCGCGATGGGCTTTTTCACCCGCGCCGATAAGACCGAGCCGGTGTTTGCATTATCGCGAAAGGGCGACGAATAAATGCCAGACATCCCGGCAAATGCGAGTCCGGTGGTCCTCTCGCTCCAGCTCGTATCCGCAAGGACGGAAGGTGAAAAGATCATCGCAATGTTTGATGATGACACAACGACCGAGTTTTCCTATGCCAATTCGGCCGACTTTTTCAATGACCCGAATCAATACAAGGAAATGATCCGCAGGATGCTTGTATTGGATTGGTTGCAAGAGCAGGTTATGAGCAAACGGGCCCTGTTCGACGTTTCCAATCCATCGGATATTTGGGTGCAGGTGGTGCCCTAATGGCAACAACAGCTGGACCAACAATGATCCTGCCCGCCTGGAAGACGGTCAAAATACGCACCGCGGGCGTGGACCTAACTACGACTGTTTTCAATTCCAACAGCACGGCATTCGGAACTTATGTCGCCGGTGTATTCATGCCGGAGGAATCCATCACTTGCACTCGTGTCGCATTTTACCAATCGACATCCGCTGGTGCGGCGACGAAGGTATTGCGATGCGGTATTCAGGCCGTGTCAGCAACGACCGGTTTGCCAAATGGTACATGGACTTATTTCGGCGATTACACCGTGACATCCGCGAACAATGCTACGTTCGTCAGCGTTGCGCTGGGTACATCTGCCACATTGACTCGTGGCACTGCATTTGCGGTTGTGCTCGAGCCGCGGAGTGGATTCGGCGCATCGGATACGATCACCATCAATCGCAACCATGGGACCGACTCATATGCGTCCAATGCGGAATATCTCCCATACATTTGTACAAATGGTGCGAAAACCATTAATAGCGCACCATTGTATGCATATGGGACATCGACTACATGGTACGGGTATCCATGGTCCGCGGAGGCAAATGATCCGATCACGACGCAAGAGAGTGGGAACAGCATCAAATTGATTTGCTCTGGCGTCAAGGCATTCCGCGTTACAGGTGTTCGAGTATGGGGCCACACAGCCAACACCAACGATACTCAGCTGAATATCTACGATACCGTCAATGGCACCACGCCAATGGCAAATGCCACTGCATCAATGGACACCGACGTAATTTACGCGCGATCTGCGATAGGGAATTCGCGTGTCTATTATTTCAACGGAGCGATCGATTTACAGGCCGGGACGAAATACTATCTCGCGATTAAACGCACGTCTGGGACCAACGATCAAAACCATGCGTATTTGGATTTCAAAACCGGTGGAACTGATTATTTCAAGGCTTTGAATCAAAACTACGAGGCGTACTACATCACCAGAGCAACCGCAGGAACCGGATCGTTCACGGAAACGACGACGCGCCGAATGGTTTGGGATTTGTATATCGACGGTTATGAGTCAACTGCAGGCAGCTCTGGCGGAATGATCGTCCATCCCGGCATGGGCGGAGGCATGAGAGGCTGATATGGCGAAACTGACGGTCAAAGCCGGCTCAACCAGCCGTCGCGAGTATGTCCTGATCCTCGACTCGACCAGCACGGCTGGTGCCGGGGATACTGGGCTCCTCTACAACACCTCCGGCCTCAAAGCTTATTATGTGCGGCCTGGCGGGTCGGCCACGGCGATCACGCTTGCGACGCAGACCGTGACCGGCGCGTATTCGTCCGGCGGTTTCGTCGAGGTCGATGCAACCAATATGCCGGGCATCTACCGATTCGATGTCCCGGACGCGGTGTTCGCCGCCGGTGTTGACAAGGCCATCGTGATGTTGTCTGGCGCGACCGGCATGGCTCCGGTTGCGCTTGAGTACGATCTGGTGGCATACGATCCGTTGGATACGGTGCGCCTCGGCCTCACCGCGCTCCCCAACGTGGCATCGGGATCGGCTGGTGCGATCATCACGAGCGGCACCGGTACGGCCCAGCTCTCGACCACGAGCGGCAACGTCACGGTTGGCACCAACAACGACAAGACGGGCTACAGCCTGACGCAAGCATTCCCATCCAATTTCTCGAGCCTCGCCATTACGGCCGGCGGCGCGGTAACCGCCGGGACGGTCTCCGACAAGACCGGATATTCGCTCACCCAAGCGTTCCCGACGAACTTCTCGAGCCTGGCGATTACGGCTGGCGGTGCTGTTACCGCTGGCACCGTTTCGGACAAAAC